TTTATAGAAATAAGGATTCTTTGCAATATCTTCTGGCATTGGTTTGTCGTTTAAATCAATCTTATAGATATATCCAAGTCCTAATTTAAAAGGAGTGCTGGTTAATCCAATAACCCTTAAATTAGGATTATGTTTTTTTATAGTATCAATAATATTAAATATGGTTGGTGTTAATGATTCGTGAGCCTCATCAAGTATTATTGCGCCAAACTGATTGCCAAACCTATGTATTTTATTAGCTACTGTTTTTGGCGTTCCATACACTACATTATGTTTTATACATTTAGTTCCAAGTGATGCGCTAAATATTGAGCATTTATTGCCAGTTGCTAAATATTTTTCTATGTTTTGTTGGCACAGCTCTTTTGATGGTTGCAAACATAAAACTTTTTTACCGCTAAACTCATGTATTTTTCTAGCAAGTTCTGCAACTATTAATGACTTTCCTGCTGCCGTAAATGCTTCAATTAAACAAGGTTCAGTTGATATTTTTATATGTTCAAAAGCATCATTTACAGCTTGGTTTTGGTAATCTCTTAGCTTATGCATCTTGATAAGTTTCTTTTCTTATAATTCGACTAATAGTTGTTTGAGAAACCCCAAATAAATTTGCAAGCTTTGATCCAGATAAATTAATTAATCTTATTTGTTTTGCTTGTTCATTTGTTAATTTAGAATTATTTGCATATTCTCCAGCTCCTTTATGCGATCTGCCTTTATTAACCATATCTGCCATATTATCTTTATGAGTTCCAATAAATAAATGATCTGGATTTACGCATAATGGCGTATCACATTTATGACAAACATACATTCCTGATTTAATTTTCCCATGTATCATCATATAAGAAAACCTATGCGCTCCAATATCTTTTGTGCCTTCAGTTATTCTTGGATATAAAACACCTTTGCTATTTGGTCTAGTGCTTCCAGTCCACATCCAACAGCTATTTTCTTTAACAATATATTTTTTATGAAATCTTTCTGTAATATTTCCTGTATCTTTTATTCTATTTCCATAATTATTAACATCACCATTTTTTAAAAGCCTTCTATAGTGCATATCACAATATTTCTTACATACAGCTTTTCTTTCACAGTTATTAAAATTACATTTATTCATATTATTCTCCATTGTGTCGTTTAGTCCATTATATAGGAATAACTGACACAATTAAATATATATTTGCATCATGCGCTTGGGATTGGTATGGGCGTAGTTTCATAAATTACCCTCAAATAAATCATTATTTAAATTACTTAAATCTAAAAATGATGCTCCATTAACTGATTCAATACGTTCAACTAAAATTGATGTTCTTGTTTCTTTGCTAACAGGTTGATAAGTTCCTTTCCATTTTGAATCTATGCCAATATTTCTAGCCACATTTGTGCTGTCAGCAGATGATAATGGGAGTTGACTAAATATTTTTGGATTTAACATTCTTAATCCATGTAATTTACAAATTGGCATTTGTTTACTATCTAAAATATGTGGCAATACACTTTTCATTCTATCTAATAATTTTTGAACTTTGCTTGCGTCATATTCACCTGAAGAACCAATGCCAACATAAGGAAATTCATTAGCTAAACGTATTAATCTATCAATAGATTCATTTGTATGCCACACAGCCAATCCTTGATGTTTTTGAAAAGCCCATTCTTTTAGCAAAGCATCGTTTTCTTCTTCAGTCCCTTCTATAACATCAGGAATAACAGCAAAATCAAATGCTGGATGATTTTTCCATTTAGCAACAAATTCATAATATTTATCCCAGTCTGTTTTTTTATTTGCTTTCCAAAAACTAAATGCGCCATTGTCAATAGAAAATGATTGGCAATAATGAGAAGCTAATTTTATTTGTTCAAAATGTGCAAAACTTACAAAACCATGTCTACCTTTTAATGCTTTTATAGCACAAGTTTCTGGCGTTATAGGCAATCCATGATAATGAATCATTCTCTATGAGCCTTTTTAAATAGTCCTTCATTAGCTATAACCATCGCCCAACATTTAGGAGTTTCCCAAACTTTAACACTAAAATATATTTTTGTTTTTATGTTATCTAAAAACCATTTAGCTATATTTTCAGCAGTTGGGTTGTTAATAAAATCATTCAGATATTGATGATCTAATTTATCAATCAAAGGCTTCATTTCTTTATCTATACTATTAAAATCAATCCCATTACAAAAGCCATTTGGCGCTATTTCTCCTCGAATTTCTATTTCAACAATATAATTATGCCCATGCAATCTATAACAAGGGTGCAACTCATCAACCATTGGTAGTTTATGAGCTGCACAAAAACTATATTCTTTACCTATTCTTGATAATTGCCAATTATGGGTCACGACAACCGCCAATAACTACTAGGAGGTGATTGGTATTTAGTAAGGTCAGCATCAGGCAATAACTCTTTTATGGCCTTAGCGTAGGATATAGCACCTTCACGGTGTACTTGTGTTAGCTTGTGTCCAGCAATCTCACTATCTTTACCACCAGCGAGGGTAACTATTTCAGCAAGAATATCTTTGCGTGTTGCCTCCAGCTTCTTAATTTCCTCTGTAGCGGCAAGATACAGTTCCAGCATAGCTTCACATTGCAACTGTTGGCGTTTATCTTCAAGATACTTTAAGCAAGCTGGTGCTTCACGTTCCACAAGATACTTATCATAAAATGCTTTAAGTTCTGGCAAGTATTTATCAATAGCTAGTGGGTTAGCCCATACTGTTTCTAACATCTCCCCATGCGCAGACCATTGGTAAAAATGACACCATTCCCTGCCAGTTACCAGCAACTGGATTTGTATTTGCATCCAGTAATGCGTTTGGTAGTCTATAGACTTAAACTCTGGTGGAAATTTATCACGCTGACCATACGGGCATTTAACTTCCAATAATCCATCATCATTAATCAAGCCGTCTGGTGATGCTCCAAGCCATTCTTCATAAAGACTAAACCCAGTTGGTATAACTACATTATCAGTTTTTTGCACATAATCCATTATTGCTAATGATTCATGGTATGTGCCATAGTCAGTAGCCACATTTCCTTTAAATTCAGATGGATAACCATGATATTGACGTACCATGTTGCGCATAACGTCTTCTGGTTTCATAAATGGTGACTTACCTAGTATTGCACCAACACTTGAGCCTGTTACACGGTTTTTCCTAGTAGTAAACCATTCTTCTGTACGTTGCTCCATTATTATTACTCCTTATTTTTGTTAAAAATAGAAAGCAAAACTTCATCATTCTTCCATTTTTCAGTATTAAGCAAAAGATTTGCAATATATTGAATGTCTTTCTGAACTGAAGAAACTGGTTTTTCTCTTTGTCTTCCAATTTGCAAGCCTGTTACTTCCTTGATACGTTGAATATTTGCCACAGTAACGTTATAACCAAATATGTCAGTCATAGCATTTGCTATAATCTTATATTCTAAATCTGTGTATAACTCTATATTTGCTTCAATGTTTTTTGAAATTTCCCAAACTTGTTTCTGGGTTAATCTGTTTAACGTGGTCATTTTATTTACCTTATATTTATAGTTAATTTATGCACATCCTTGTGCATGGGGTTATTTACCAGGGTACGTCAGCGTGTAGACCATCATCAACTACAACTGGTGTTTCTGTTGTAGTAACAGCGCCCTTACGAGGTGCTACAGAAACAACCCAGTTGCCTGTACGGTCATTTAATTCCCAAGTCATTACTTTTATTAACATTGGTTTATGTAGTAATGCTTTAGCCATTGCCGTATCGTTTGGAGATTCATCAGACTGGACTAACTTACCGCCACAGTTTGCATCAATAGCGGCAAGCATTTTTTTGGATTTGTCTGCTTTCTTTGTATCAACATCAAAAACCCTAACCTTTTGAAAGATTTTACGTCCTTTATAGATAGCTGGTTCTGCTATTACCCAGCGCAGTGAGATATATTCATCACCTTGATACTCAGCAAGACCAGCCTCATCAATCATTGCAAGACAAGTTGTATTGTCTGGTATGTTTTCAATATTTCCGCCACCGGAAGTAAATTCTCCATTGGAGGTAATTGTAGCGTTATCGCTTGTAGTCCAAAAATTTGCCATTGTTGTTAAGCTCCTATGCTTGGAATTAAATTAATTAAAGGGTTTGTTCCGTTTACAACTAATAAGTCATCACTAATTCCATAGCGGTTCTTACTAACATTTGCAGCGGAGGCGTATGTTACCAGTATTCGTGTGCCATCGCTTATTGCTTTTTTACGATCCCCATCACCAAAGGTATGAGTTTCTAATTTTAAGTAACCAACCAAATCAACATTATCTGTATAATGCGAAACGCTCTTTTTCTGCATACGAATGTTGTAGCGTGTGTATGGGTCTTGGTCTGGAAGTTCTATTGTTTCTGTTTCGCTATGCGCTATAAAAACAATGTTCATTCCTTTGGTTTCATTTAAGATACCAGCGGCCTTACGAACCCTTCCATGATAAGAACTTAATGCCTGAAAACCAGCTCCATAACCACCTAATGCTTGTGCTATGGTGCGTGGTTTTTTTGGATCAGTATCGACAATGTGATTTGTAAATAAATTATCAAGTTGAGTAATGCTATCAATAACCAATGTTTTATAATCATGTTCATCTTTTATAAGAGCTGTTAATTGCTCCCATAATTGCTCAACAGTATTAAGTATTGGAAAAGCATCAGGTCTTGATGATGCAGGTATTGCTTGCAAGCCATCTTCAGCACGAATGAAGATAGGTTTAGGAAAGGTGGCGGCTAAACTGGTTTTACCCAATCCTGCATCACCTGTTAATGTGCAAATAATCGGACGATCATTTGGCTTTGCTATAGAGCTTAATATGCTCATCTTTACTACTCCTTCATTGAGGGTTAAAAATCTTTTTCTTTATTCCGTTGCATATATTACCGATTTAAATTAGAATTGCAACACCTTAATAAAAATAAATAGGAAATAAAAATGCTGACAATTGAACAAATACAAAACAAGTTAGTTTTCATGAACTTAAAAGCCGTCAGTAATGCTACTGACATTGGTTATAATTTATTGTGGAAAATTGCTAACAATAAAATGATAAACATTCCACATTTAGCTGTTGTTACTCTTAGTAAGTTTCTGGAGGACTTTTAGTGTTACTTGAGTTGTGTGATGCAATTAGGGCAGTTGGTTATGAACCTCCTCCTAATATAGCTGTTGGCAAGGTTACAAGATTCTCCACCAATGGTAAGCGCAACGACAGGTCAGGTTGGGTTCATGTATTTGATGATGCACATGGCGCTGTGTTTGGTTGCTGGCGTAGTGGTGAGCAACATCAATGGCATGAAAAACGTGATTATGTTCCTGATATTCATGAACAGGAGGCGATGCGCCAACAGTTTGAAGAGGCTAAACGTAAGGCAATTGCGGAACGTGACGCAGCGTATGCTGTAGCGGCAAAAGAAGCGCAAATATTATTTGATAATGCAGTTCCAGTTATAAGCCATGATTACCTCACCAACAAGGGAATACATCCAAACATGGCCCGTATGTTTGGCGGCAAACTTATCATACCTGTTTATGGCGCAGATGGAGAAATTCAGTCTGTTCAGTCAATATTTAGCGATGGCGCAAAAAGGTTTCACTCTGGCGGTAAGATGCTTGGTGGTCATTGTTGGATTGGTGATCCTAGTCAATCTGAAACTTTATTGATAGCAGAAGGGTTTGCAACTGCTGATAGTTTATTCCAAGCAACAAAGCTTGCTGTATGCATAGCATTTAATGCTGGAAACCTTAAGCCTGTTACACAAATGATAGCAAGCCAGTATATTGGCAAGAAGATTGTTATCTGTGCAGATAATGATAGTTCTGGTGTTGGCATAAGCAAGGCAAAAGAATGTGGTGTTGATATTGTACTGCCCACCATCAATGGCGATTTTAACGATATGATGTCAGAGTTAGGCATTGATGCGGTTAAGGAAGTTGTTTTTGGAAAGGTAAAGCCAGAAGAGTTATTTGTCACCATTGAAGATATGATGGCAAGCATTAGCAAACCTGATTGGCTAATTAAAGGCATACTTGAGCGTGGTAGCATGAATCTTCTTTTCGGGGAGTCTGGCGCTGGTAAAAGTTTATTTGCAATGAACTGGGCGTTTTGCGCTGGTAATGGTGATGATTGGTATGGGCATAAGGTAAAAAAAGAGTTAAAAACATTAATCATCATGGGTGAGGGTTTGCGTGGTGCTTCTATGCGGTTTAAAGCTTTATCTCAAAAGTACGGTAAATCTCCAAAGAATATAAGGTTAAGCAGAAGATCAATAAATTTACTTGATAATAGTGCTGCTGATGAAATTATAAAAATAGTCACAGAATTAGATTTTATACCTGACATTATTATTATTGATACACTGCACAGGAATATGGTTGGTGATGAGAACTCTAGTGAAGATATGGCCTTATACTTTAAGTCTATTGAATTACTTGCCAGACGTTTAGATGCGGCTATTGTTACTGTTCACCATAGTGGTCATGGTGATAAAGGAAGGAGTCGTGGAAGTAGCTCTATAAAAGCAGCAATGGACGCAGAGTTTTGTGTTACCAAGAATGGCGATGGCATTACTTTTTCATGCACCAAGTCTAAAGATTTTGGTTTTGGCGCTGATATGAGTTTTGCTATTCATGAAGTTGAACTTGATGGGGATGTCTTTTATGATGCAGATGATGATAAACAAGTTACCAGTGTTTATTTAGAATATCAGGGTGTTGCAAAGGACAAGAAGGCATTGGCTACAAATGACCAAAAAGGGTTAGATTCACTTATACATTGTATGGAAATACATGGTAAATCTGGCAATGTATTGAAGCCTAATGGAGATGTACAACTTTCTGTACATTATAGAGATTGGCAACCCTTTGCAAAAGAAATATACAAGGGAAGTAATGCTTCACAGTACTTTACAAATGCAAGAAATAGTCTTTTAAAACAAAAGCTTATAGGAAATCAAGGGGATTTTTGGTGGCTAATATAATTTATACATACATACGTTATACATCGTTGTATAACATGTATGTATTTTGGGTCTTATTTATACATACAATACATCCCCCCTATAGGGGATGTATATTGTATAAAACCTTGTATATAAATTTGTATGGATGAATTATTAGATTTTATAAAGGACATTGAAAAAGAGTTTGGAGAAGTAAAAGCAAAAGCAATTAGGGTTGATGGTAAAGTTGTTTTACATGAAGGTAATTTTCAACAGAAAAAAAAGGATTTAAGGGTATGATAAGAAGACAGGTAACAAAGTTATGGTTATTGCCTTTTGTGTTATTAGTTTATGTGGGAATTTTTGTGGTTGGTTTTTTTAGGATGATGTTTAGATGAGTGATGAAGAGTATTTTTATGACATGTGCGATAAGATGAATAAAATGCCAACAGAAGCGCAGTTAGATGAGTTTTTAAGAGAATTAAAGCATACCATTAGGGTAAAAGCATTTGTCATCGCTATGAGGCTGTAATGAATATTAAATACAATTGTTATTATAAAGATGTGCGCCATCTTGACGGAATTGACGTTTATAGGGTGTTAGAATTGTTTAACGTGACAGACCCTTGTTTGCAACATGCAATTAAGAAGCTGTTGTGCGCAGGTAAAAGAGGCGCAAAGGATGAAGAAAGAGATGTTGAGGAAGCAATTGATACTTTGGGTCGTTATCAGGATATGAAGGTGGAGGAAGAGTTGCGTGAAGATGCCACCAATTAATTTATTTAGCTTTCCAAAACAGACAAAGATTTGTAAGCATAAGTATCAGGCAACTTATGTTTCATGGCGAAAGAAAGTTTGTATTGATTGCAATAAGGAGTTTCCATTGTATGATCTAAAGATTGAACACCAAAGATGAAGAAACCAAAGATTAAGTGGGCTGGAAACTATTGGAAGTGCTATAGTGTTGGCAGGGTTGCTTATGGTGAGTCACCAAAAGTGGCATGGGTTAATTGGAATAGTCAATATTTTTAAAATAAATATTTCGTAAAGTAGGTTTATCTATGGAAGATAACGTAGAAAAAAATAGAGCAGGAAATAGAGGGCTTGGAAGGGTAAAAGGAACTCCAAACAAAGCAACAGCACAAGCAAGAGAAGCAATAGCAGACTTTGTTGATGGAAATGCGCACAGGTTAACCGGATGGCTTGACCAGGTGGCGGAAACAAATCCAGAGCGTGCGTTTCAACTGTTCCAGAGTGTAATTGAGTATCATGTTCCAAAACTTGCAAGAACTGATAACACTGTAACTGGTGCAGATGGTGGGCCTCTTGTTCATAGGATAGAAGTTTCTTATGGCGACGATTAAGGCAAAGTTTCCACCAAGCTTAAAGGATATTTTTAAACCAAGACGTTATAAGGTTATCTATGGTGGTCGAGGCTCTGGCAAATCTTGGAGCTGTGCAAGGGCTTTGATAATAAAGGCTGTTAATGAGCCAATAAGGGTGTTGTGCGCTCGTGAAACGCAAAAGTCTATACAAGAGTCGGTTCATAAACTTTTGAAGGATCAGATCGAAATTCTTAACCTGCAGCACATGTTTACGGTTCTTGAAACAAAGATAGTTGGCATCAATGGTTCTGAGTTTAGTTTTGCAGGTATTCGGCAACAAGGCATTACTAACCTAAAATCATTTGAGGGTGTTGATATTTGTTGGGTTGAGGAAGCGCAGGTTTGCACAAAGAAATCATGGGATGTTTTAATACCTACGATTAGAAAGCCTGGCAGTGAAATATGGATTACATTTAATCCAGAGCTGGACACTGATGAAACGTATAAACGGTTTGTATTGTCAGATAACGATGAGGCAACTGTTATAAAGTGCAACTACTCTGATAACCCGTGGTTTCCTGATGAGCTAGAGAAGGAACGTGTTAACTGGTTAAGGCGTGACCCTGAAGGATACAAGACAGTTTGGGAAGGTGAGTGCAGACCTGCTGTTGAAGGTGCAATATATGCACAAGAATTAACTCGTATGCAGATAGAAAAAAGATTAGGAAAGGCTCCTTACGATCCATTACTTAAGGTTCACACTGTATGGGATTTAGGGTGGAATGATTCCATGTCTATAGGATTTGTGCAGCGATCTGGTTCTGGAGAGATAAGGATTATTGATTATATTGAGGACAGCCACAGGACATTGGATAGCTATGTTGATGAGCTAAAGAGCAAAGGGTTTAATTGGGGAACTGATTTTATACCACATGATGGACGCAATAAAGATTTTAAATCCGGTAAGTCAACAGAAGAAATATTGCAAGCAATGGGTCGAACGGTTATTGTATTAGGCAGAAATGACATTGAAGAAGGTATCAGGGCTTCAAGGATGATGTTTAGCAGGGTCTGGGTTGATGAGAAGGCACAAGAGATAGTCAACAGGTTAAAACGCTATAGAAGGACGCAGAACCAGTCAACTGGTGAATTTGGCGCTCCATTGCATGATGAGAGCAGTCATGGCGCTGATTGTTTCCGGTATATTGCAATGGCAGAGCAACAAATGAACAACGAAACATGGGGTGGAAAGCTAAAATATCCAAGTTTAGGTTATAATTAAGCATAAACATATAAAAGGCTGATTAAAATGGCAATAATGACAGACGATGAACTCAAGGCAATAACCGATCAAGAGATTAAACAATCACTTGGTTATGGCTCTGGAGAGATTAGCGACCAGAGAATGAGGGCGCTAGATTATTACATGGCAAAGCCTATCCGTGACCTTGCTCCACCTGCAATTGATGGTAGGTCAAGTGTTGTATCAACAGATGTTCTTGATACGGTGGAATGGATGTTGCCATCGTTGTTAAAGATGTTTGTTGGAACAGATAAGACGGTAGAGTTTGAGGCAAAAGCAGAAGAATATGAAGAACAGGCTAGATGCGCTACAGCTTACATAAATGATTATGTACTGCGTGTGCAGAACAATGCTTTTACAATATTTCATACATGGTTTAAAGATGCACTGCTTAGTAAGGTAGGGGTGTTAAAACTATGGTGGGATACTATTGATGAGGAAGCAAGGGAAGACTATAACGGTCTTGATGAGATTGAACTTGCAATGCTCCTTAGTGATACAAGTGTAGAGCCAATAGAAAACTCAACCTTTATTGATAATGAAACTGGTGCGATGTTATACAACGTTGCTGTTAAACGTAAGAAGACCAAAGGTTTCACAAGAATTGAGAACGTTCCACCAGAAGAGTTCTTGATTAGTAGACGTGCAAAGAATATAGAAGATGCAGACTTTGTAGCACATAGGTTTGAACGTACTATTGGCGAACTAAAATCAGCAGGATATAAGAACGTTGACGAGCTATCTAGTGATGAGCTGGATGGTGCGTACCAGCAAGAGCGTGTTGAGCGTAGGACATTCTACGATGATATGCCGTATGCTGATGGTGGTAATCGTTCTGATACATCTGATAAGAGTAGTCGGGTAGTCTGGGTAACAGAATGCTATATGAAGGTAGATGTTGATGGTGATGGCATACCAGAATGGCGCAAGATTACACGTTGCGGAAATAGTTTATTGGATAACATTGAGTGCGATGGCAATCCATTTGTAACTATTACGCCGATTCCTATGCCGCACCAATTCTTTGGGTTATCTGTTGCCGATCTTGCGATGGAATCACAAAGAACAAAGACCAGCTTGATGCGTGCAATGATTGATAACCTATACTTATCGGTTAATGGTCGTTCATGGGCGCTTGAGGGTCAGGTCAACATGGATGATCTATTAACATCAAGACCTGGTGGTATTGTTCGTGTAAAAACTCCTAATGCTGTAGGTGCGTTGCAGTCTGGTAATGGTGATATGGCTGGTGCTACAAATCTTCTTGAGATTGTAGAACAGGCAAAAGAAAATAGAACCGGATTCACTAGGGCTAGTCAAGGAACTAATCCTGATGCATTAAACCAGACAGCTACAGGCATGAACATCATAACCAATCGTGCAGATATGCGGATTGAGTTGATAGCTAGAAACTTTGCTGAAACTGGTGTAAGAAACTTATTCTTAAAGGTATTAGAACTTGTTAGCAAATACCAAGATAATGTTGAGCGTATAAAATCAAGTCATGGTAAATGGATTGATATTGATCCAAGAGAGTGGAAGAACCAGTTTCACCTTAGTGTATCAGTTGGTTTAGGAACTGGTAACAAGGATCAAATTGAACAAAAATTAAATACTCTAGGCCTGATAATGAAGGGAACTTCTGAGTATGGTATAACTGGGCCACAAGAGTTTTATAATGGCGCTATAAAGATGGCAGAGGTATTAGGGTTTGCAAATCCTGAGAAGTTCTTTAAGAACCCTGCTGAACAGCAAGAACAGCCACAACAAGAGCCACCACCTGATCCAACTACTATGCAGATACAGGCAGCAATTCAGATCAATGAACGTACAATGCAACTAAAAGAAAGAGAGGCTATTGCAAATTTGCAGTTCAAGGATAAAGAATTGATGGCTAAGATTGCTCATGATAAGATGAAACTTGATGCTGATATCATGTTAAAACGTGAAGAGATAGCGGCAAAGATTGGAATGAAGCAAGAAGAAATGAACAATAACATGATTGAACAGGACATGATGAATGGATTTAGAACAGCAAGCCAACCAAGCAATTTCCAGGAAGCAACAGGCGGAATGGTTAATAACCCACCCTTTATTTAATGAAGCATTTAAGAAGCTTGAAGAAATGTATTTCGACAAGTGGTTGAATGGTGAAGGACTAACAAGAGAAGAGAGAGAAGAAATATGGCGGCAATTGAAGGCGATGCAACACCATCAACAATTATTGAAGAACCTGATAATAAGCGGAGAACTCGCAAGCCAAACTTTGACTTCAATGCGCTTATAGCATGGGTGTTAAGTTTGGAAGTAAAAGATGAAAATTTAAGAATTAAGCATATAATTACCCCAACATTAGTAGATGTTGATTATTTTCATGTAAGATATGGCAACCCAAAAGTTATTAAAG